CTCATTATTAAATATATATGTATGTCAAATATTAGGTTAACGAATTTATCAAAACCTGAAGATGTAAAATATAAAAAACAATTTACTTATGCTGATGTAAATTTTGATTTTGTTTTTTCTGATATAGATCAGAAAGAATTAAATTCGTCAGTTAAAAATAGTGATTTAAAAGCTAATTATGATTTAGGAGCTATAAAAAATTCTATTGTAAATATATTTACTTCCTTTCCGGGAGATAAAATTTTAAATCCTAATTTCGGTCTCAATTTAAATCAATTTTTATTTTTACCTTGTAGTAAAGAGACGGCTAGATTGATAGGAGAAACTATACAATCTCAAATAAAACTACAAGAACCAAGAGTAAATTTAAAAACTGTTAATGTTGTAGCTAATATTAACAATGACGAATATAACATAACTATGTTGTTAGAGGTACCATTTATAAATAATAATAACAGCATTAATTTTAAAGCATTATTAAATTAACAGGAATAAATTTTTATAACTAGCAATGGCAACTAAATCAGATTTTAATTTACAGCAAGACGGTTACGTTTCTTTTGATGCTATAAGTCTTAAAGATCTTATCATTGAAAGAATGAATGAACAACAAATTTTTACTGATCAAAACTACGAAGGTAGTAATTTATCAGCATTAATTGATATAATAGCATACTCTTATCATGTATTAATATATTATCTTAATAAAAATTCGTCTGAAAGTAATTTTTCACAAGCAGAAATATATGAAAATATTAATCAAATAGTTAAAAGTATAGACTATAGCCCTACTGGACCCCAAACAAGTAATTTATCTTTCCAAGCTGTTGCTAATAGTAATCTTGCCGTTGACTTTTATACTATTCCTCGTTATAGTTATTTTTCTTTTGGAGGTACTTCTTATAGTTTTACCCAAGATGTATCTTTTCAAAAGACTATTAATGGGGTTGAATCTTTAACTGATTTAAACAACAATACTCTTTTATATAATGGCCAATATGTAGAATACCCTTTATTTACTGCGTTAGGTGAAAATTTCGAAACGGTAACTTTAGCAGCTACAGATGAAAATATTGATTTTTATATCGACAACAACAATATTGACGTATATGTAAAAGATAACAATCAGAGCAATTGGGTTAAATGGGAAAGAACCACATCATTATATCTAGAAAATAGTTCAGCTAAAAAATATTCTGTTAGATATAATGAAGATGAAAAATATGAATTAAAATTTGGTAATAATATTACCGGTAAAAGGCTTACTGAAAATAGTTTAATTGCTATATATTATTTAAAATCAGATGGACAAGCAGGTCAAGTAAGTAAAAATACAATTAATAACCAACCTTTGTATTTTTATAATACAACTTTGTTTAATGAAATTAAAGCAGATGTAATTCCTTCGGGATCAAATATTATATCAATTGAAGAATCTGCTAATTTGATTTTTAGTAACGATTCATCTTCTACTAATTTTAAAACAAAAGAGTCTGTCGAGGAAATAAAACAAAATGCGCCAAGATTATATAATTCACAATACAGATTGGTTACCACAAGTGATTATAAAAATTATATTAATAAGAATTTTAGTAATTGGATTAATTCAGTAGAAGTTGTTGATAATAATCAATATATAAATGGTTATCAAAATTATTTCTTTAATATTGGGTTACAGCAACCTAATGCAGATTCTAGAGTTTTATTTAATCAATTAAATTTTTCTAATTCTACTAATTTTAATAATGTTTATGTTTTTGCTGTCCCAAATAAAAATATACAAAATAGTTTAGATTTAAGAACTAACTATTTATCTGTATCACAAAAAAACGCATTAACAATTCTATTGGATGAAATAAAAATATCTAACATTGATATTGTCGTGTCTGATCCAGTATATACAGAAATTAATTTTGGGGCTAGTAACTCTAAAGAAGATTTCCTTTTTGTTGAAACAGTGGGAGATGAATCATATTTACATGTTGAAGTAGAAAGAAATGCTAGAAGAGATTTAGATTCGGTTAAAGATGACGTTATAACTATTTTTCAAGAATATTTTAAAAATAATAATATGACCTTAAATCAACTTATATCTCTTAAGGATTTAAGTCAAAGTATATTAGACATTGAAGGTGTATCTACATTTTCCACTAGAAGAGAACATAAAGGTCAAACAATAATAGATAATTTACTTTCTTTTATTGTTTTTAACCCTATTTACCCCGATAACGATTACGATATTACTAAACAAGATATTAAATTAAAGTATTTTCAATTTGGGTATTTTAAAAATTTACAATCTATTAATGATAAAATTCAAGTTATAAGACAATCATGATTGAACAAAATTCAGGTTATTGGAAATATAATGTATATAATGTATTTGATACATTATCTCTTTCCTCTTACGCATTAGAACAAACTCCTTTAAAATTTATACCTACTAAGTTTGAATATGATGTATATAGCGATTTTTATATAATTTGGAATTTTGGTGATGGTTCTCCTGTTTATCAAGGGTTGTCAGCATCTCATTCATTTTTTTACCCCGGTGAATATAATGTTACTATGACAGTAATGGTATCTTCAGGTAAAACTGAACTTAATTCATTTAATCAAAAAGTAACTATATACGATTTTATACCTAATTCTTTTGGTTTTAAACAACTTTCAGGCATCAATTCAAAAAGTTTACATTTAACTGCTGGGATTTATTCAGAACAATTATATATAGAAAGATATAATAGTTTACAAAGCTATGGTAACCCCTACACTTTCTTTTTAAACGCAAGTGGAAGTAATAGTTTATTTTATGATAAGAATAAACTATTATCTGAGCCTTATTCTTTTTTATTACCTACCCATAGGTTTATAAAAAGAGAAAAAATAGGTAAATATTTTAGCGATTTAGTAATTGATGAAATAACCACAACTGATACAAATCTATATGGTAAATTAGATGAAACTTCTTTAGTTGTTCCAACTTCATCTAATGATATTAATTCTTTTTTTGTTGGTACCAGTGGGGTTGGAAGTTTTTATTTCGTAGATGATTTTGTAAATGAAAATCCTTACTTTTTATTAGCTTCTTCTTCTACTGTTAACTATCCAGATAATTATACTAAAAATTATAATATAGATTACAAGTTTGACCTTCCCATAAAAAATTCAAATACTTCTTATTATAAAATTTCATCTAACGCTTTTAAGAAAGCAGATTATTTTAGTATAACATCAAATGGTTTAGACGGGCAAGGTTTTGATTTACCTACATTTAATATAGGTATTACAAAGTTTATTAATCAAGTAATAAGTTTTGTTGTAAAATGTAAATACAATAATTTATATGATTGTAAAAGTCAAATTAATACTTTTACTTTTGATACTTCTCCTTGGGTTAGAAATGGAGTACAAATATTTTTAATATCTCCTTCTGACAACAATAATTTAGGCGATATTACTGAATATGTTACAATAGATAAAACAACATATGAAAATTATCAGTATGGTTGGTTAAAAGGTAATATTGTAATACCTCCTATCAATACTTTAAATTCGGTATTAAGCTCTAATACATTAGTAGCTTTAAGTGCTAGAGGGGAGCTTTTAGATAATGAAGGATTTACTTATTTCATATCTGGTAGTAGTACACCTTTTAGATTATTTGATATTAATTACAATAAACTTGCAAAAATTAATGAAAATTTTGACTCTGCAAATTATTTAAAAGGGTTATCTTATCAACCTTCAATATATAAAAGACCTGAAATATTTGATGTGTTTTTCGGTACCACATTAGGTACTCTTAGTTCTAATGTGGATGCTATAGGTAAACGTACTTATGAAAAAACTTCTAACTTTGTAAAAAATACAGTTAACATAGATACTTGTGATATTCAAGCTTTGTTTGGGTTTGCTACAGAGTTTGATGTAGATTTAAATAGTTATGCTTCTAAAAATTTGGTTATTAATTACCCTCCTGAGATTTCTAGATTAGTTAACTTATTTTCAATAAAAAAATCATTACTTTTTGGTAAAGTTAATCAATATAATTTTGATTTTAAAAATACATATAATTTAAATCAACCTTTTAACAATTTATATGAATCTGCAAATTATTTAACAGAAGGGAAAACAGGTGGTGTTAATTTAGGACCTCAAATTGACATTATTTCTGGTATTATAAACAAAAAATCAAATTATATTGTAGGGTATGAACAATTTTCCGATTCATATACTTTACTAAGAACAAATATCGAACACATAAAAACATCAACATACCCTTTAAGTTCATTAGATAAAAACTGGGGTTGGGGTTTAGTTGTACCTGATAGTTTTTACACTGAAAGTTTATCAACTTATAAATTATCTAATTATTATACATTTTTTGAATACATACCAGTTGTTAAGGGAAACATAGTAAACAATATTATAAACTGGGATGATAAATACAATACGACTTTAAACATTTACCCTAATAATTTATCAGCATCTCACACATCAGCATTTTTATCTAGTTATAGATTTACTCAATTAGAATTATGGGATACTACGGGGGGTATAATTGATCAAAACTTAACAAGACAAATTAATTTAGGGTTGGAATTATTATCCTCTTACAATCTTGTATAATTAAATAATAATAATGGCATCTACTATTGAAAGATTTAACAGATATACGTTAGAAAAGTCTATTACTTTTTTAGGTAATATTTCTACAGCAGTAGATTATGATAATCCATTAGATTTTAAGGAATGGATAGGTTATTTTAAAGATACTAACATTTCATTACAAACATATCAAAATTCATACAAAAATTATATTAATAAATGGAATTACATAAAAAATACATTTATTAATGATCAAAAAAATTATGTAAATGAATCATATAAAAATTTAATTAAAGAAATTTCTTTAGATGTTCTTACTGCACAAGAACTGAACTTTATAAAAAATGTTGATGTTAACAATAAAGAACAAGTTGAATCATTAATTCCATTAGTTTCAGATAAGATTAAAAATCTCTCAGATTATTATAAAAATTTTAGAGAAAAAGTAAAAACTCAACCAAAAAGAAATAATTTTAATTCTTCTAAATTTGGAATTAAAAAGTTTTTATATCAACTTATTTTAGATATTGTAAATTTTAATGCAGAAACAGTAAACTTATTAAATGTATACAATAAAGATATTAATTTTTTAGAAAAAAATATAAAATTTAATATTGAAAATTTATATGACATATATGATAGTTATTTCGATGTTTCATATTCTTTACCTGCATCTTCTTATACTTACGGTGGTTCAATTAGAACTACTCAATGGTCAAGTAATATAAATTATTTTGATTATGATCTATTCTTAAATTTTAGTAATTCAACTTTAAGATTACTTTCATCTTATAATTATGTAATTGAAGAATTTTTACCTAATTTATCTTTACCTGTACAACTAAACGAAAATAGTTTTAATTATTATAAAAATAAAGATTTTGTTAATCAAATAAATACCTTATCTATAAATGATTTAAATCTTAACAACAACAAATCATTAATAGAAAAATATATAGGATCTGATTGGTATTATTTATCAACAGGTGATACCTTATCTTATACTGTATCTGGTAATTTTTTAAAATCTAAAAATAAATCTCTTAATTATATAAATCGTATTAATCCTTCTACTGCTACGGTTCCAAGTACTGCTACATTAATAAGAGATAAAAATCTAGGAGGGTTTTTTCTTCCTAAATATGAAGGTATGTTACTGTATACGTCTTTTGACTATACTTATACTTTAGATAATTCAAAATTATCTCCTAATACTGCTTATTATTTTCCAGATCCTAATTTATATATAAACACATTCGGTAATTCAATTTATAATAAACCGTATAATATTTTTACTGTAAACGAAAATGCATATGTAAATGTTTATTCAAAATCTAATTCATTTTCATTTGGTTATATAAATGATTATTCATATTTGTTGAATTTTCATGGATATGAAAATTTAGAAGAAAAAAATCAAATTGACTCATTAGGTGTTTCTAGAAATACAGATAGTATTACATTTTTTAAAGGTAAAAAAGATGACATATGGAAAAACAATGATATATATAATGTAACAAATAAAGCTAAATTTACTATTGATGAAAGACAAAATGAATTAATAGTTGGTAATAAAGATAACACTAACAGTTTTTCTGATATATATGGTAACAATTTTGGTTTATATAAAACAACAACACGACCAATCTTCAACAATTATAATACTACTTATATATCAAATTCTCAGACGTGTTTATTTTTAAGTAATGGGTTGTTTTTATCAGGTAATAATGATTTTAATTATAATGTATCAGGTGTAAATTCATCTATTATAATACCTGGTAAAGATTTTACTACAACCGGGTTAACATTATGTTCTTATCCTACATTTACTAACGCAGGAAATGAAATATTAAGTTACGGTGCATTTAAAATGCCTTGGTGTTTTAATACAGGTACAGATTATAAAAGAGGTACTTTTTATGACGGGGTTTATTTTACAGACAGGACCGGAATCCCTTTACCCGACAACCCTAAAACTGATTACCCTAATTGGTCAGAAGATAATCAATCTTTATATTATAATGTATATTTAGAAGGGGGAGCTAATAATGAATTGACTTACCCGACTTATGTAAATCCGGTATCATTTTTATATAGTTTTAATACTAATATTGATTGCGGTACATTTTTATTTAACGGTAATAATCCATTTAATAGAATAGTTACTTCAAATATATACGCTAACATTTCTTCATATTCTACTACAAATAATGCTTTTTCATCTACATATCAGACTATACCTAATATAAGCGAAGCAAATATATATACTAAAAAATATGTATTATCAGCTGCCTCTTATGTAAGAAATTTAAGCAATAAAGTATTATCTTTATCCGATTCTCTAAGTTCAATATTTTTAAAATATAAAAATATAGATAATATATATTCTGAACTTAATAATAATATTATTAATTTTAATGTTGTTTATGACGTAGGTATATTTGAAACTGAAAATTATTTAGTTATTGAAAAATTACTTTATAATTATACAACAAATGTATTTTATGCTAGTGATAATAACCCAACTTATATAACTAGATACAAATATAATTCTAGATTAGAAAAGTTTGGTAATTTCTTTTACCATGAAACTTCTAATACATTACTTTTATATAAAACATCTTTATTAAATGTAAATGCAAATTCAAATTATAAAACTATATATCCTGAAATTTATAAATTGGATATTAACAATTTTGAATTGAAAAAAATATTTCCTTTCGAAAAAACAAATTTATATAATAGATTAAGCTCTTATAGTTTTAGATCTTATATAAATCCTGTATATTACAATGTTTATTTTAATAATGATGAAGTAATTTATAATCTTTATGAAATAGATAGACCTAATATATCTTATGATACAGATACAGATACATATTAATTTGTTGTAAAAGGTAAAGATTTATCTAACGGTTTAGTAATATATTATCAGACGTACAAATATATGTCCGGTGTGTTTACTAATAAAATAAACGAATGTTATTTTCAAAACTCTACATTTAGAGATGAAAATTATTCAAATGCTTATCAACTTCCTATAATAAGTTATACTCAATATCCTGGCACTAAAACAAATACTAGAGTTTCATCGGAAGGTGTTTTAAAATTGGGAGAATAAGTAAATATATATACAATGCCTAGGATTCAAAACTTAAAAAACACAAATCTTTTACTAGATACGAAGTATGATTTATCTAGAGATATTGTTATATCTGCAGAGTTTGCTTTTTTTGGTGATTCTAATTTAGGAGGAGAAGGATTTTGTGTATTTTTAGTTGATGCAAATAAAACTTCCACCACCATTAATAATGGTAGCCCTGGCCCTGGGTTAGGGTATGCTCCTTCAGACAACAAAGTTACTTATAAAAACAATAATATATTTGACGGTGTTGAAAATTCACTTTTAGGTATTGGGTTTGATGCAGTTGGTAATTTTGCTGCTCCGCTGGGATATACCCGATCTGGTAATGAAATTACCGGTGGGCTTCGTAAACCTAATGCAATTACTTTAAGAAATGGAGATCTTGGGGATAAAAATTATAGTTTAATCTCGTCTTCTGATAATTTATCGTCTTTTGGTATAAATTTATATCAGTATTATTATGGTTCTATAACACCTACTCCAACTAATACTTTAACCACAACACCTACAAATACAGTTTCACCATCATGTACAAAAAATAATACTCTAACCCCCACAGTTACTTACACACCAAGTATTACTATTACTAACACACCTACAAAAACTAGATCTCTTACTTTATCTCCCACTATTTTTACTACTAGTACCAACACACCAACTTGTACAAACACTATAACTAGAACTCCTACTCAAACTGGTTATTTTCCTATTAGAAAAGCGTTTAGAATTGTTATTAGTGATTTTGGTAAAACTATTCAAATTTATTTGCGTAATAGCAACGATGGTAATTTTATTTTAGTTCACGAGGTTGGAAATATTACCTTAAGTTCACCAGATAATAATCAAGTAAAGGTTGGTTTATCTTATTGTACAGGTACGCTCACCTCTAGTTTGTATTTGTATAATTTTAATGTTAATGGTACGGGTATACAAAACACCCCCACACCTACTGCAACAAAATTTTTAACTCCTACAAAGTCTAATTCTCCAACTTGTACTGTTACTGCTACGGTTACTAAAACAACTAATGCATCTCCTACACTTACCCCAACTCAAACCCCAACAGTAACTTATACCAATACAATAACCCCTACAAGTTTTGTAACACCAACGACGACTAGAACAAATACACCTACATTAACTTACACATCCACAACTACTCAAACGCCTACTAATTTTTCATCTCGAACACCAACAATATCTAAATCAAAACCTGGAGTTACGTCTGAGCCTACACCTACACCCACACATACAAGTACCCCAACTTATACATCAACTTTAAATATTGACTCAAACTCTAATGTGATAAATTCTTTTACCGATACATTTAGTTTAGCATCTAATGCTTGTTATAAATTTGTTTTTGAAAGTGATTATTTAGAAGCTTCTGACGCAGCTATAGC